GCTCTTTCTCTTGGTGTCATGATTCCTCCAATTGTTTAAGCTTCGATTCTGCCCATCTGCGGCCAGCATCGCCGCCCCATAGCTCCCACGCGATACGGCCAGCAGACGGAAAGCCTTTTTCGCCTTTCAGCCAGCCGATTGCCTGGGAATCTATTTCATGGCGGTCGAAATAAGCCTTCATTCGTTTGAGGGTCTTGATCGAGACGGCCCGGCCATTCGATAAATCACGCGCACGGGCAACGCCTATTTGTGTGCCGCCTCTGCCGTATTGATCTCGCCAATCTAGGCCACGCAGGGCGGCGCTTCTGACTGATTGCGGCGGGGTGAATGATTGGCTCATGATTTATTCTCCTGGTTTAAGGCGCGGATTTTCTGAGCGAGTGTGGCGGCTTCAAATCGGCACGCCTCGGCATATGTGTGAACGTGATAGCCTTGACTGTCCCATACTGGCGGATTCTCTAATTGGCTCACCTTCTCATCTACAAAAGCAATCCGATCATCACAAATCTTGGCGCATTGCTCGGTGCGCTCGGCGAGGGCGGATTGAATATGCTTGACCAATCTGCTGGCCGCTTTTTCGTCAATCAATTCAGACTGAGACTCAATCCAATTTTCTACGATTTCTTCAGGTATCATGATTTTATCTCCGGTTGGTTTAAGGCGCGGATTTTGGCCTGAATATCTTTAGCGGTCTGGCTTTTAATCGTGGCATCCAATGATCGAAGGATGCCTAGCCTTGTATATTCATCGCAAATCTTGGCGCATTGCTCGGTGCGCTCGGCAAGGGCGGATTGGATTAATTGAATCAAGTCATTAATCGCTTTCTCGTCAATCAAATTAAACTGGGAGTCATACCAGCTTGCTACAATCTCTTCAGGTGTCATCTTCTTCAATCTCCATTTACAAAATTATCAAAGCCGGATCGGACTCCCCAAGCTCGCGCCTGATCCGATCCGGCTGTATTCGCTGCTCAACAAGATTTACTTCTTCATAAAATCACCTCCTTGGAAAACTGCAAAACGATCACTGGCATTTGCTTTGCCTTAGCCCTTCGCTTTCGCTTCGGCGTCCAGTGAACCAATAGGGTCATTTCTACGAATCATCGGCTGACAGTATCGCCAATCAAAAAGACCGTCACTGTCTTGATACTGCACAACGCAAAGATTTCCATGCGGCTCGAAGCCATCTTCGATCATTGCATTTACTTCATCTTCGAGTTGCGTGGCGGAATCATTGATGGCTATTGCGTACGTCATACTTGAATCCTTTCTGTTTTTCAGCCTACCCGCTAACGGCTTTCAGTGAACTAAAGCGGGAACGAAAAGATTATACATAAAACTTTGCTTTTTTGTAGCCTTTTTTGACCAGTTTATGTTATTAGTTTTCCAGCCTAATTAGGAGGGGCTTTATTGGATGGCTCAAAAACAAATCAAAGCGGGAATCTACGCTCGCGTTTCAACTGCCGATCAAAACGCCGATATGCAGTTGAGCGAGCTGCGCGATTACTGCAAAGCAAGAGATTGGGCAATTGAGGCCGAATTTATTGAAACGGCTTCAGGCTCAAAAGATGACCGGCCAAAACGGGCGGAATTGATCAAGCTTTATAAAACTCGAAAAATCAATGCAATCGTTGTATGGAAGTTGGATCGCTGGGGCCGGTCGCTTGTGGACGTGGCAACAACGCTAAAAGAAATCAGCGAAGCTCAAATTGATTTTATCAGCCTGAAAGAAGCGATTGATCTGAAGACGGCAATGGGTCGGGCAATGGCTCAACTGCTGGGCATTCTGGCTGAACTGGAAAAGGAATGGATCAAAGAGCGGACAACGGCAGGAATGAAACGCTACAGGGAACTGAACGCGGGCAAGTGGGGCAGACCGGCAAGCGTCCAGGCGAAGAAAGAGCAGATTGTAGCCTTGAAAGCTCAAGGCTGGTCGAATCACAAAATTGCTAAACATCTTGGATGTTCGGCAACGAGTATCGGAACGGTTGTTAAAGCCCAAACACAAGGAGATTGAAACAAGATGGCAAAGTGGCATCCAGAACAAAAAGACGGCGAGGTATTTCTTGGCAACTGGACGAAAGAAGATTGGTCAAAATGCGGATGGAGAACAAAGCGAGTCGGAATACTTGCTTACACTATTACGGGCGAACCGTATCCGTTTCAAGAACAACATAGAGTCTTTCCGGGATTTGCGCTGAAATCCGAAGATCCTGAAAGAGCTAATTCCATTGAAAAAGACAGAAAGGAGAAGCGATCTGACGAAAAACTGCGCGAGATGATTGCGGAGAAAGACGCGGAGATTGAAAGGCTGAAAACGTCAGACTGGGCCGGAGTCACGGAAACGCTGACAAAAAGTCTGATTGAGAAAGAAACAGAGATTGCTTCTCTTCGCAAAATTAGTCAGGCGTACTCGGCTCAGATAACAGAGAAAGATGCGGAGATTGCCCGGCTGAAGACTGAGCTTTCAACTAACTGGGCCAAGCACGAATCAACGGTTAAAAAGCCGCTCAGTATAAAAGAGGCTATTGAGAGCATTAACTCCGGGCCAGGGTGGGTTACTGCTGTCACGATCAGCCGAACGGAATGGGAGCGGCTTCTGACGGCGATTGAAGAAATTGAAAAAGATGCGGAGCGGTACAGGAAGCTGAAAGGACAATTCTCTTACTATCGCGCCAATAATCCTATAGATGGAAAATGGTTCATTCTTCGCGCAGCCTTTCGAGTCACAAGCAATGACACGCTTGATTCTGTGATTGACGATCTGCCGGAGGTGCAATCTTGAGCGCAAATCTTTTTATCCCGCCGCAATTATCTTGCCCGAAGCATGGGCAGCATCAAAACCCGTGGCTTACGTTTTCGATCAATTCATCGTCTGGGGGTGGCGTTCATAACGACACGAAGGTTTGCGGGCTGTGCATTATTGAATTGCTGCGCGGCCTGGGCTTTGAAATCACCGAGCCGGAAACGCTAAAAGAAACGGAATGGATTTTGGATGAAGTGCCGGAGGTGAAGAGATGACTCGATTCAAAAACTTAATCAACGCAAAGCGACATGCATTCAAAACAAGGCAATGGCTTTTTAACGATGAAGACGGAACAGGCTTTGTTGTAGTTGGGCCGCAATTAGCCAATGAGCTAATCGAAGCCGGACTAAAACCGATGCTGACACCGTTTGATTCGATCAGAATTAGATAAATCAATTGGAGATTGAAGCAATGAAGAAAACAAAGACGAAACAAAAAGACGACTACACAGAATTTCTCAAAACGAAACAGGCCAAGGTTGAAGCAAAAGGCATTGAGCCAGGGCCGATTAGTCAGGTCTTGTTTACGTGGCAGCAGGATATTGTTAAATGGGCGCTCAAAATGGGACGAGCGGCAATATTCGCTGATTGCGGAATGGGCAAGACGCTGATGCAAGTTGAATGGGCAAGACAGATTCACGCATACGGCAGGCCGGAAATATTGCTACCTCGCGTTTTGATTCTTGCTCCTTTATCTGTCGCTCAGCAGACGATCCAGGAAGCTAAAAAGCTCGATGTGACCATCACCTACAAAACCGAGCCGGACGATTCAACAGGCATCTGGATCACAAACTATGACCGGCTGCACAAGTTTCCGGCGCATCTATTTGATGGCATCGTCTTGGATGAATCTTCGATTCTGAAAAGCTTGGACGGTAAGACTAAAGGGCTTCTACTTGAGCATTACGCTTCTATCCCTTATCGCCTCTGCTGTACAGCCACGCCAAGCCCGAATGATCTGGTTGAACTCGGCAATCACGCTGAGTTTTTAGGCATCTGCTCATCCAATGAAATGCGGGCGCAGTTTTTTATCAATGACGGTGACGCTGGGCAGAAATGGCGACTTAAAGGCCACGCGAAAAAAGACTTCTGGCGATGGGTCGCACAATGGTCTGTGTATATCCGGAAGCCGTCTGATCTGGGATATGACGATGGAGCATTTATTCTACCGCCATTGAATATCAGCCAGGAATGCGTTGAGTCAAACTACATCCCAGAAGGCAAGCTGTTTCCTGATATGATGAAAGGGATAACCGGTCGAACTCACGCCAGAAAACACACAATGGATGCCAGAATCGAAAAGGCCATCGAGATAATCAAGCACTCGAAAGATCAATGGCTTGTTTTTGTTTTCTTCATTGCTTCAATCTCCATTGATTATTAACAGGGAATTAGTTGGATTATCTTGGTGGCATGAACGGTCTGGATAAATTCAAGTACGTAGACAATATTTCCCCGCACTTCATAGACCGTAAACCATTCATTCAGGACAGTTTTGATTCTGTCGCCTTTTTTAAGTTTCAAGTCTTTCATCTTTTCACCTCCGGCACTTCATCCAAAATCCACTCATTTTCTTTTAGCGTTTCAGGCTCGGTGATCGAATAACCAAGCTGACGCAATAATTCGATCACGCACAATCCGCAAGCCTGAAACGTCTGACTGACACCGGCTCCTTGATTGGACGCGTGAGTATAATTAATCCATCCCCGTTGATGCTGGCCGTGAGTTGGGCAAGTCGGCCCCTGATGCTGTTGAGCGGGCTGAAAGAAATTTCCTGGATTCAAGATTCCACCTCCGGCAGAGCGTCAACGGCAGCATCAAATTCAATCGAATTGTCCGCGTACGACATGTCCACCGACCATCCGAGAAAGGTTGCATTTTGGCCTTGATTGCCGTGCGCCCTAAATTTTTTATACCGCTCAGCGTCTTTTTCAGCGGCTTTTCTGGCCTCAACCTGTGCAAGCAATTCTTCCGCCTGCCAATTGATCGCTACGCCGTGCATGTCGCATTCGCTCGCGGCTTTATTGATTGCTTCTAGCTTTTCTTTCAGCCGGGCAATTTCTGCTTCTTTCTCAATCAGCTTTTCTGTCAGCGTTTCCGTGACTCTGGCCAAGTCTGACGTTTTCAATTCTTGAATTTCTTTTTGCAGGCTCTTATTTTCTTCGTTTAGCTTGGAAAGTGCGCTCCATTCATAAGGCCAGTTGCCCTTAATAGCACTTTCTTTCCATTTGCTGCCTTCGGCTTTCAGCCTTTCAATCTCCGCATCTTTCTCCGCGCCTTTTAGAATAAGAGCGCAATACTCATCGCCGGAGCATTCGCACAGATTGATTATCTGTTTTTCACTCGCGCACCATCGTTTGAGCCTTTTAATCTCCGCGTCTTTCTCTGCGATTATCTCGCGCAGTTTTTCATCGGAAGGATTTAGATTCGGATTAAAAGTGTCTTTTTCGGTAAACATTCAATCTCCATGTGTTTGTGATTTGATAACTGTCCCGATGCTCGTTGCCGAGCATTCAAGATGTTTTGCTATTTTGTGATTCGACCATCCTTGAGCTTTCAAGGCTAGAATCTGCTCTTTCTTCGCCTGGACGCTTGCGGGTCTGCCCCATTTACCGGCGTTCAGTTCCCGGTAACGCTTCATTCCCGCCGTCGTCCGCTCTTTGATCCATTCCTTTTCCAGTTCGGCCAAGATGCCCAGCAGTTGAGCCATTGCCCGGCCCATTGCCGTCTTTAGGTCAATCGCTTCCTTCAGGCTGATAAAATCAATTCCGGCTTCGCTGATTTCTTTTAGCGTTGATGCCACGTCCACAAGGGAGCGGCCCCAGCGATCCAGCTTCCAAACGACGATTGCATTAATCTTTCGCGTTTTATAAAGCCGGATCAATTCCGCCCGTTTTGGCCGATCATCTTTTGAGCCGGAAGCCGTTTCGATGAATTCGGCCTCAATCTTCCATTCCCTTGCTTTGCAGTAATCGCGCAATTCGTTCAACTGCATATCCGCATTTTGATCGGCAGTTGAAACGCGAGCGTAGATTCCCGCTTTGATTTGTTTTTTGTTCATTAGTTAAAAAGCCTTTCGCAGTTATCACACATAAGTGGATCATTTAACTTCACGTTGCGCCCCCAATAAGCGCCGATTTCATTCGCCAGGATGTCGGCTTTTTCCTTTCGATCTGGATAATATTTGCCGACTTGAACAAGTTGAGGCTCGCTCATGTTTTTACAGGGCAGACAATTGTTATGTCTAAAAACTCGTTTCCCTCTTTCCTTG